CACCCTTCTTAGCTTCCATAGCCTTCTTGAGTCCCTCTGGCATCTCGCCATAAGACATTCCCTCACCCTCCCTCATGGAGGCCGCATCAGTTTTAAGAGCCAGGGCCTTAATCAGCTCGTCTATCTCGTAATTAGACGCGAGTTGGGCGATCTTCTGATCATCTCCTTGCATATCTCCCGAGATATCCTCGGTTTCCATGCCGGAACCCGTGTCGCCATCAGTAGAAGGCCCGGCGGATCCGTCATCGGTCCCGCCATCGGTAGCATCATCACCGGAATCCATGCCGGCTTCCGCGTCGGGTGCCTCACCATCCTGAGAAGGCATGTCACCGTCAGCGGTGGGGTCGGCATCAGCACCTTCGTCGGCGCCATCTTCCAGCCCTAGGCTGTCGGATGCTCCGTCGCCCGGATCCATAGCCGAGGCGTCGTCCTCGGAGTCGGACTCCATACCGTAGTCCATGTCGTACTCCGCAGGAGCACCGGTCTCGGAAATCCTATTGCCGCTATCATCGTACACATTGGCTTTGGGCTTATCACCACCACCAATGTTGATATTCACGGTCATTCCCCCACCCTCGTTGTGCTCGACAACCGAAGCAACCGAAGTGGGAGTTTCTGGTTTGGTTTTCTTCCTAGCCATAGTTTGATTTTTTCCTAAGTGTTCTTTAAACGAAATAGAAGACTCCCCTTCGGAGGGGGTAATTGTGATCGTTTCTTGTTCGGATAACTCCGAAAAAGCAGTTAGTCCTTTGACTGCCGGAATAGAAACTAAACCAAGATGGCGTAGGGAGAGTTTCCCAGGTGTAGGATTCGTTTCAGCTTCAGGCAGGTAAAATGAGCTACTTACTTTCTTAAACACCCCATCTTTGATGAGTTGTTCGGCTTTAGGGGTAAGCTCCACCTTACCCCAAAGTTCTTGACCTTTCTTCCAGATCTTACGTACCCAACCTAGAGCCGGAGTATCGTCCTGCTGGTCGTGACCGATTATCAGAGGAGCCTCGTGAGTATCGGGGTTGTAAGACCCCACCACCTGATCGAGGTCACTCTCCGTAAAGACTAACTTCTGACCGGTGGAGGAGATCTGGGGACCTGCTCTGAACATCTCTATGAATACAACCTTTTTAGGCTGCTGGGAAGAGAGCGGTTCTTTGTGGTTGAGTACGTGCTCTTTCATCTATCAGAATACGTTTGTGGAGTTAAGCAGAGAACTGAATCTTGCCTCGTTTCTGGAGAAGCTATCGCTCAGTTGAGCAACTTGGCCAGCCGGAGTTCTGACGATGGTCAGAAGCAGACGCTCGAGTGTTGGACTTGTAGCCACGTAAACGTCCAATCTCACCGTGCCATTTTCCAGGTCGGTGGTGTTGTTATTCGCTGACGAGCACACGACCAGGTAGGCTTGCTCGGGTCTCGATCCGAATAGCGCTCCCTGACGGAAGAACTGACCCAGAATCTGAGAGGCGATAGACTTCACTCTCGCGTACACGGTACCCGCTGAGTCGATCTGCTCGAAGAGGATGTCGTCGAAGCTACGACCCATAACATCGATGAGGACGTTAAGGATGGCACGTGTGTTGATGAATCTGAAGAGCGGGTTGGGGGAGAGGGTTCTGGCACCCCAGGCCACGATTCCACGGTTGGGAAGCGAGCGGATAGGGTTGAGTCCCAGGGCGTAGGTCACTTCCTGTTGCTGGGCGGAGATGTCGAACTTGAGTCCGATGGCTCCTCTCAGTGGGTAGCGAGCGCCGGCGGGAGGCTGCTGGAAGCCCTCGTTGGTGTATCTCGAGCAGGCAATGCCCACCATGTAGCTGGAAGGGGCAATGTAGCGATCGTCGAGATTCTTTACGTAGGGAGCGTAGAAGGCCGCGTGGCCGAAAGGCACTCCCACGGCGGCTTTGATGCCGTAGAGTTCGTCCTGGGCCTCGTTGAGAGACATCTCGTCCGCACCGCAGTCGATGTAGGCGATATGCTGGGTGCCCACGATACCCTCAGTGGTGCCAAGTTTACCCTCGGCGGCTTTGGTAAGCGTCTGGGTGATCTTGAGGCGCTCCTGGCGAGCTTCGTTCTTGCTGGCAAAATCACCCGCCCCTACCTCGTAGGAAAGCACGGTGTAAGCCTCGGGAGCGAATAGGAAGCCAGGTGAGAGGACTCTAGATCCCATGCCCTGCTCGATGGCGTACATGAAGTCGTTGGACTTAGCCGTCACCGTGAGCTTGTAGGACTCGTAGCCAGCGTTCTGGTCGATGGAGTTGAGTTTGACAACATTACCATCCAGCACACCGAATCTATTACGGCCAGGGTAGATCGGGGAGGATACCCCGTTCTTGGAGGTAATCTTCACTCTCAGAACGTAGTCGTGAGAGTAGAAACCGTTGGGTATGGACTTGTCCAGGGTGGCTGGGGTACCGGCCGGAATGCCTGTCCCGGTAGGAGTTACGGTAGCCTCGTCGTCCGAAGTCACCGAACCAACCACGAATCTGATGCCATTAGCCACGATGGTGTCGCCGATCGCCAACTCTGTGAGGAACTCGGTTCCTACACCTGTGACCACTCCACCCACGCTGATACCCAAGAGGCCGGAGAGAGCGATATCCTCCAGCTCTGGACGGATGTAAGGGGTTCCAGCACCCGAGACCAGTTTGGTGCTTAGTTGGTGGCCGTTATTGGGGGCGTACTCGTCGGTCGATCCGATCTGCGAGCCGGAGTTTACAGCTTCGACGGAGTAGTAGCCATCTAGCTCCTTCTCCTGCAGGATGCTGTTGATCTCGGCGACCAGGTTGGTCGTCAGTTCGTCAGGGGTAGCTCCGTTCACGATGATGGCACGGTTCTCACCGGCAACCTCAACGTAGAAGACCTGGACGGAATCAGGAAGGTATCCGGAGCGAGTTGTAACTCCTCCAGAGGTAACCACCATCCCCAAGGGGACTTCTGTGCCCGCAACCTCGACGGTGTTCTGGAACAGCGAGAATGCTAGGGAATCGTACTTCCAGTAGTTGGCGTCAGCGTCTGCCCACCGCACGTACGAAGCGGAAGCGGAGGTGAGGTCCTTCGACACGCCCACAATCTTGCCCGAGGGGATCGCGGATTCGGAGGCGTAGATGTTCTGATTGATCAGGAAGTTCTTGACGATGTCCGACTGATCGGCCGAAACGTCATAGGCGAGCTTTCTCACCGTGACGTTGGCGCCCGGGGTGCCAGAGAAGTTGATAACCGCTCCACCCAAGGAGCCGGAGAGCTGGATATCGTCGCCTGACTTATTGACCACGAAGTATACCGTGCCAAAACCGATGGAAGCCAGACCTCCGTCGTCGGTACCCTCCAGTACCACACGGTCATCGTCGGCAAGTCCTGCCGAGGAGTTTAGCGTGATGGTATTGGCCGTGGGATTGAAATTGGCCGGGGTGGCGGTGTACTCCGTAGAACTCTGCAGCACGAAAGCACTCAGAGCGCTACCTGATAGGTGGAGGATGGGTTCACCGGTGGTGATGTCTCTCGCCACGCAGCGGAAATCCAGCTCTTTCACCGATGTGTAGAACTTGACCACGAACTGGTTGTTGAGGTCGAGCGGAGTAGCGTAGCTTGTATCGTTGAACTGGTAAGCCACGAATCTCTCGACTTCAGGTAGATTTCTGGTGTCCCTTGAGAAGATTCTGAACTTACCGGCAATGGCTTCGGTCGCGTTCTGCTCGATGCGATAGAAGTCGGAGAAATTATCACCGTTGTCAGCGAGGAACGAGTAGATGTCCCTTGAATTATCTACTTGGTCGAGGGCGGTGGTGGTGATAACGCGGATCTCGTCGCCATCAGCATCATTCACTCCGATAGGAGTTCCGAAGTAACGACCATTGATCTTGAGGGCGAAGGCATTGTACCCAGCACCCGCCGCGGAGGCTCCCAAATCAACCACTGTCTCCGGAGTCGGGGAAACGCGGGTGAAGTAGAGGATGCCATTTACCCCGACGTTGTCGAAGAAGGCTTTAACGGCGTCGTAGGAAGCCAGGGCACCCTTATTAGAGGTCGGTGGTTTGCCCCCGATCTTCTCGACAAAGTCGTCCACCGAGCCTATCTGTGTGGGTTTGTAAGGCTCGAGTACGGAGTACTTGTTGAGAGCATTGCCCTCGTAGTAGTCCTCGGTGGGCGTGCTGCCGAAAAGGTAGCCTACCGCGTGAGTAGCGATGGGTTGGGGTAGGCCACCTGTCGAGGCTTGTGTTACGAACACGCCGGGCCGATTCAATGTCGCAGCATTGATTCTAATTGGATTGGCCATAGAGATTTGAAGACACTATATCTTTCACTATTATCCTTAAACAAATGGCTGATTTTGACCTGTTTAGTCGGTCGAGTCCACCTTGTAGAGTTGGAAGAGCTCGTTCATCAGCCAGTCGGGGCAGGAGATCGCTCCGCACCTCTTAAACTCCAGTATCTTCATCGACTTCCTCAGGATCTTGTTGAAGTCGTTGGTGGTGACGTACCTCGAGTTTACGCTGACAAACGACTTCAGTTCGGGTACGTCGCTCCTGAGGCATATCGAGCACAGGATAAGGATCAGTTTCAGTCGTTCCGTATCTGTCATGTAGGAGTCTTTATGTTCTCTATTGCCTCCAGGTGGATCTGGGACATCACGGTGAATTTGCTAAGCGGAATCTGCTCCATATCCGAGACTCCAGCAAACGAACCATTCTGCACTCCGTAACACCGTCTCAGCCAGTCAATCTTAGTCATGTAGTTGCAGAGTATGTGCTCCTTGACAATATCAAAAATCTGCATGATGGTTCTCTGGGTCAGGGACCTAAAATCCAGGTCTCTCGTGCAGAGAGTGGAGAGAAGTTCGACAACCTGATCGAAGGAGAGTTCGCTATTCTCCTCCGCGAACATGGAGTCCAGGTACTCCAGATCGGAACCTTTTATGTCCCGAAAGCGGATCTCTCGGGATCTGGAGTCAAACACCGACACGGTGTAGTTGCTGTTCTTTCGCGCCGAGAGCGACACCGTTACTCACCTTCTTCCCCACTCCCTTCCCCCTTTCCGCCAAGGCCCAGAAGACTGTTGATGGCTCCTCCAAGAGCCTTCAGCTGACGAGCGGTGAGTCTCTTAGCGTCCTTGAGGGACAGTCTTCTCCGGCCCTGCTCGGGAGCGTGGAGGATGCAGATCGTCTGAAGAGTGGCTTCCACATCCGAGATGTTCTTATTATCCGAGATCTTGGAGATCTCTATAAGATCGCTCGCGGAGGGTTCCCGGAGTGTCAGAAACCTTCCCTCGGAGATCTCTACAATCACGATCTCCGGATCGCCAAAATCAAAGTAGTCGTCCTCCGCCTCAACGGCGGCTCCCGAGGCCGCATCTCGCGCCATCTTGCTTACAGCCATAGTGTTTGTCTGATGTCAAATCCTTTAAACCCCTTTGTTTAAAATTAGTATAGAGGAGGGGGAGGTTGTGGCCGTAGCGAAGAACCCATTCGAGGAGTGGGAGAGGCTCAGGGCCTCCAGCGACTACAGGAGCACCGACACGCAGGCGACATCGCTAGTCCGCCAGCAACTCTCCCAGCCTGAGTACCTCTCAAACTCCAACCGCGTGAATCCCGGCCCCCTGCGTAACTTTCGTGCCGGGCAGGCCGACTCGAAGGATCAGTTGGCACATAATACGTATAATGAGGAGATGTGGGGTTGGCAGGCATGGGCCGAGGCGAGTAATCAGCTCTCCGAATCCACAGTGGCGGACATCCTTCTGGAGCAGAATACTGTTCTAGATCCCAACCAACCCACCAACTACGTTCCTCCGGTGATCACACCACCCGAGCCCGTGGTTCCTGAGTCGCCGGCCAGCGTCCTGACCACACGAACCAACCTAAAATCCGTCCAGTACGACCAGATCGAGCCCCGCGCAACCTGGACCATCACTCACAATCTGGGCTACTATCCTTCCGTAGAACTGTTTAATAATGAGTGGGATGAGATCGACGGGTACGTAAACCACCTGACTAAAAACACCGTCCGGGTGGAGCTTACTCTGCCGCTTAGTGGCCATGCTAGGCTAATATAATGAGCAAAGAAGTCTACGTAAACATGGATTTTAAGGGTGCTAGTAGGGTTCTCAACCTACCCACACCCGTGGGGGACTCGGAGCCGGTAACTTTCGCAATGTTGAAAGCTTTAGAGGATAGAGTAGAAATTTTTGACACCGCTGCGGCGGTGGAAGGAAGTATTCCGGTCTATAACGCTGGACAGGGCAAGTTCGTATCCGACTCTACTAATACCAAATTTACCATCACTGACGGGGGCAATTTCTAGTTATGGCTAACGTTCTGCGCATCAAGCGCCGGGTCAGTGGTAACGCTGGCGCACCGGCCAGCTTAGCCAACGCGGAGTTGGCTTTTAACGAAGTAGACGATATTCTTTACTACGGTAAGGGTACGGGCGGTGCGGGCGGCACGGCCACTACGATTCCGGCGATTGGCGGCACCGGCGCGTTTCTCAGCCTTAGTGGCGCGCAAACCGTTTCGGGCAACAAGACGTTCACCGGCGACGTAATCGTCACCACACAAACTCTGTCCGACAACAGCACGAAAGCGGCGAGCACGGCTTTTGTCAAAGGGCAGGGGTATCTGACAAGCGCGAACGCGGTGACCAGCGTTGCGCTGTCACTGCCAAGCTTTATCACGGTCAGCGGTTCGCCGGTCACCACGACGGGTACGCTTACGGGTACTCTGGCTAATCAGACCGCAAATACCGTATTCATCGCGCCGGACGGTTCGGCCGGAGCTCCGACTTTCCGCTCCCTCGTCGCCGCTGATATTCCCACTCTGACCGCTGCGAAAATCAGCGACTTCGATACGCAAGTACGGACGTCGCGGCTCGATCAGATGGCCGCGCCTACGGCTTCGGTGGCTTTGAACAGTCAGCGGATTACCGGCCTGGCCGATCCGTCGGGAGCCCAAGACGCAGCGACGAAAGCATATGTCGATGCGCTTAAGACCGGTCTGGATGTCAAGGACAGCGTAAGAGCTGCGACGACCGCCGACATCACGCTGAGCGGCACTCAGACCGTTGACGGTGTGGTCCTGGTGGCCAATGACCGCGTACTGGTAAAGGATCAGACCACCGCGTCGGGTAACGGTATCTACGTCGTTGCTGCTGGGGCCTGGACCCGCGCACTCGACGCGGACAACACGCCGGGCTCCGAAGTGACCGGCGGTATGTTCACTTTTGTGACAGAAGGTACGGTTAATGCGGACAGCGGCTGGGTACTGACGACCAACGACACCATCGTTCTCGGTACTACGGCGCTGACATTCGCCCAGTTCTCCGGGGCTGGCCAGATCACGGCAGGGGCCGGTCTGACCAAGACCGGTAACACTCTCGACGTCGGCGGGACATCGAACCGCATCACCGTTGGCGCTGACGCAGTTGACATTGCGTCGACTTACGTCGGCCAGACGTCGATCACCACGCTCGGCACGATCACGTCAGGCACATGGACCGGCACAAGCATCGCCGTGGCCAACGGCGGCACGGGTGCGACTGACGCAGCCGGTGCCCGCACAAACCTGGGCCTGGCGATCGGCACCAACGTTCAGGCATACGACGCGGAGCTTGCCACCCTGGCCGGCATGGCGTCTGGCACAGCGACCTCCCTGGCGGCGCTGACCTCGACTGAGGCGGCGGTGATCGACGGCTCGACCACCGCGACTGCGACCACTCTCGTCCTGGCCGACCGCGTGGTTATCAACAACGCGGGGACGATGGTCCAGGTCGCCCTCAGCGACCTCGTCACCTTCCTCGAAGACGGCACGGCTTCCGGCTTCGATCTGGATGGCGGAACTTTCTAAGACTAAATCGCCCCGTACATACGGGGCTTAACCCTTCTACATAGAAATCAACGGGGAGCCAAATGGCAAATACGATACGAATACGGCGCAGCTCAGTTGCATCAGCAGTTCCGACAACAAGCCAACTCGCTCTGGGCGAGCTGGCCATTAACACGAACGATGGCAAACTGTTCCTCAAGAGGGACAATGGTACGGAGTCAATTGTTGAAGTCGGAGCTGGGGGAGGAGCCGGGGCTACCGGTGCAGCACCCAAGGCGCTGACAATCATTAACCCAACCAGTTCCGAAAATGCAGTACTGTTTTTTACAACAACTAGCGTTACACTATCTCAGATACGTTCAACGGTAAAAGGCACCAGCCCGTCAATTACGTTTTCAATTCGCTATGGTACAGACATCTCTGCCACTGGAACGGAAGTGGTCACAGGCGGCATCACTTGCACCAATACCACCACAGGCGTAAGCACCACGAGCTTCAACAACGCGACGGTGCCTATCAATAGTTTTGTCTGGCTGACTACCAGCGCAAGCAGCGGTACGGTTACTCAACTTGCAGTGTCTCTCCTGTTCTAAGCCATGGCCACCCTTTTTATCGACTTTGAAAACGGCAACGACAACCACGGTGGCACTAGCTTCAGCCCACTGGCATCTGGCACTAACGGCCGCATTACCAGCACAACATTCAGCAGCGCAACAGCATCGTTCCCGAACGACGGCTCGCTGATTGGTCAATACCTGAGCATTTTCAACGGCACCATCTATGCGGTCTACAACATCACCGCATGGGTGTCGTCTACGTCGCTGACGATTGCCGCACTTTCCGGTGGTACGGCTCTAGCCAACCAGGCAGTTGACCGGCAATTTTTCATCGGCGGTCGCTGGAGAAATATCACCACTGGTGCCACGGCAGTACGCACCATCCCCGGCGATACC